CACCATACAACAAAATAAATATTCACATTGGTGGTGCTTATGGTGATAAACCTAAGTCAATGGAAAGATTTTGTAAGAATTTTGAAAGACTGCCTGAATCAGTTCAGAGTAGACTAACAGTTGAGAATGATGACAAAGCATCGATGTATTCAGTAAGGGAGTTATATGATGGAGTATATAAACGTATCGGTATTCCTATTGTTTTCGATTATCATCACCACAGATTTTGTGATGGTGGACTATCAGAGAAAGAAGCTTTGGAGTTGGCTATATCAACATGGCCTTTGGATATTGTTCCAGTTGTACACTACAGTGAGAGTCGTAGTAAGGAACAACTTGACGAATCCATCAGACCCCAAGCTCATTCTGATTATGTTTATGATTTTATCGATACTTATGGTAACGATGTCGATATTATGATTGAAGCGAAACACAAAGAATTAGCAGTTAAAAAATACAAAGAGTTATATTTATGATGATAGAGTATGTTTTGTTGGGTGTGATTTCACCGATTTTTTTAAACCTGATTCATTTGGTAGTTGGTATTTATGTGGTGGTAGCCAGGGGTAACATCATTAGTTTAGGATTTAGTGGTATAAGTTTTTTAACCAAATCCATAGGTATGATTTACTTAACCTGGTTAGGTGTATCTGTTTTTGAGTTAGACTTTAGAATATATGTTCCTTTACTTGTATTCTTTTGGTTTTTTACTCACTTAGTTGAGGCATTTGTGATACAACATTATATGAGAAACAATGAAAGTGAATTTATAAAGAGGATACAAATAAAATGAGCAAGGTTAGTAATGAACTCAAAATAGCCGTATTGGAAAAGAGGATAGCTAAATTAGAAAAAACCATTCAATCCTTTATGGAAAATTGGGGACCGGATGTACAAAAACGTAGAGATGAGCGGGATCACAGATGGGATGAAATGGTTAGAGTGTTAACTGTACAACAGAGAAAACAAAGATGAAGATTAGTTTATCACAAAGACATTTATTTAATGAGTCCAAACCGATGATTCAACTTTGGGGTCCGGATGCAGAGAAGGAACATCATATGCATCAGAGTGTAGATAGATGGGTACAATGGGATGAATGTGATTTAAGTGATTCACCGCCCTATAGATTACCTGGTAGTATGACAGCTCACGGTAAGTTTCCTACATACAACTATGAAGAACTACCAACAGTTTTTAAAGATATGGATGGAAATGTACACGACATCGAAGATATTATAGCTTACAAAAGTTCTAAATGATATATATATTAGTAGGTGTGTTGATTTTGATTTTATCGATGCAGATTAATAACGGTTGGAAATGGAAATAGTATGGCATACAATTATTTTAAAGGCATACCAGAATTACCTGATTATGCTAGAGAAAAAAGAAAACGTCCTCCTATGGTTGCGGTTGTTGATGAAGACAACTGTACGGGTTGTCAAGCCTGCGTTCCTTTTTGTCCTGTTGATTGTATCGAACCAGTTGCTTCTGATAAATATGAGTGGCCCGTTATTCCACCTGTACAAGTCAGATTCAATGAGTGTACAGGTTGTCAGGTGTGTGCTAGAGTTTGCACAAAATTTACTTGGGACGCGATAAGGATGTTTAAAACAGATAAGTTCGAAGAGTTATATACAATGGAGATAGATTGAAAATAAGAGATATAATCAGACCATTACTACAGGAAATATATCAATCCGATGGTTGGAAAATGTTAACTTGTTGCATGTTGTTAAATCTTACCAATAGAAGACAGGTAGATCGAATTAGAGATGAACTCTTTAACAAATACCCGACACCGAAAGATATGATGAATGCTAATCATCAGGAGTTAGCCGACATACTCAAGCCATTAGGGCTGTATAATCGAAGAGCAACATCTCTCAGATTGATGAGTGCCGGTTATTTAAATGGTTTTAAATCGGTGGACGAGTTATACGGTATAGGAAAATATGCTAAAGATTCTTGGGAAATATTTCAAAACAATAACAAAAATGTAAAACCAACCGATAAGGTTTTACAAGAATATCTAAGGGTGGAGTCGAAATGATAGCAGAATTTATATTAGAATTATTTAAAGCTATACTCAGTGTAAGTTATGTAGCAGCAGTATACTATATTATATATGATTATACTTATGAGAGTTTTTTGAAATGAAGTATAAATTATTAGGAATATTGGTATTCATTTTTCTTGCTCATTGTATAAATTTGTATATCAAAAAGAAACCAGAACCAGTACTAGGTCATTCCATCACAGATATCAATGGAGTATTACATAGATATCCAAGGTCCCCACAAGTTAAAGAAGGTTATCAGTATTGTTATGAACACCAATATCCAGAACAAATATTAATTCATTGGAGACCTAACACACCCTACAGATATGAGGTATCAAAAGATGATAAGTGGGATTAGAAAATTGTTAGATTTGTGGCAACGATATAAAGAATGGAGAATCGTAAAACAATCTGAAAAGTTTGCAAAAGAGTTGCGAGATAAAGAATATAAACCAAGAAAACCTTGGGATGTAGGGATTTGGATTCTATTGTTACTTTTTGGGTGTGATGATAGAATAGAAGAACCAAATGAAGCAAGTGTTATTGTGACGATGTTGAAAGTAAATAGGATTGAAATACTTGATTGGTTATGGATAACACCAGCTCCAATATGGGGTCACTTAGAATCAGAAGATAGTATACCTCTTGAAAGAATGGTTGTACATTGGTGGAGTAATATGTATTGGGATGAAGATGATTCAAGTGGACATTACAGATTGTTATCTAATCGAAGAAACAAAGCAATATGGTATGATAACTTTGGAAACAGAGATACTATGGATGTAGATGTAGACACACTAAGATGGACTACAGACAGATACTCTGAAGTAGATAGTTTAGGATATTTTTTCAATACACTAAGACCTACAAGAGTAATGCAAAATAAGGGTAGTGGTAGTTGGATGAAATTGTATTGGAGTATTGAAAATACACTAATAGATTCACAAGAAATATTTCTAATGGATTGAAAAAAAAATAAAAAAAGTTGTAAAAAGTGCTTGTATTTGTCATTTTTTCTTTGTAACTTATGGTATGATAAATAAGGAAAAAACAATGAATACAAGAAAACATCTAAAAGAAGGTACTTACACTTATTGGGTAAATAAAAGAAGTGGTACTATCCAGCATGTGGGAGTTGAATACAATAAGTATTTCAAGAACTTCAAATTGACTATGAGTACTGTAAATTTACCATACGAAAGAATGTATTTCACAAAAGGTAGTGATATGAATGGTGTGGATAGATTCTTGAAAAACTATGAGTTTATTTGTGAGAATCCAGACAATGATTTTTTTGTAAATGTCTTGGCTAACAAGAAACTAAAGAGTGAGTTTACTTGGGGTAGAAAAACCAATGGTAGACTTGGTATCACTAAAGATGAATATTTTTCAAAACTAAACATAAAATAAAAGGAGTCTATTATGTATAGAAGTGAATGTTGTGGTGGAATGGTCTATGATGACTATGACATCTGTTCAGATTGTCTCGAACACTGCGAAGTGTGGTTTGATGGTGATGAAGAAGACGAAGACGAATCGTAAATGTAAACAATGTAAAACAGAGTTAGATGGGATAATGATTTTTTATCCTGAACTCTGTTTGTTTTGTGTTATAAAAAAAGAAAATAATGCTTGACACATATAGTAAAAGTTGTGTATATTATACTATGAATAATAAAGGAAAAACAAACAAAATGAAGACAACAACTAACAATCTAATAAACAATTTTTCTTATGAAGACTTGGCTCACGCTTTATATCTAAAAGGTGAGAAGGATGGTGTTCATAAAATTACAGACAAAACTCAATGGAGAGAGTTTGTTATCGCTGACAAATTAGGTCATAAGGCTTTTGATAAGATTTCTGCTGGTAAAGGTAGTGATAAATATGGTGCAGATGCTTATGAGGCTAATGGACAAACTGCAGAATATAAGAGTAAGTCTATCAATGACAAAGAGGTTCGTAACCTTACTCGTCAAGTTAGAAACCATAATACAGGTTTGAGATTTTCAGCACTCAAAGTTCCTGGTGTTTACAATGGGGCATATACACAAGATGCAATTGATGCTTATTCTAAACATAATCACTATTTTGGTGTGTTTTGGAAAGAGAGATGTGTTTTGATTATCAAACCAACTACTGATTATGTTATCAGTACACTTACTGAAAACAACAACAATCGTAAAGATGGGGCGACAACAAACCTAAATAGTGTTGTTGTGAACTTAGACGATGTTTCTAATTATGAAATTGCTTACAAAGACAATGATTGGTTCGAGGAGAATGAATGAAAAGTTATGCTATAGTAAATGAGGATTGTTTAGACTTACTAAGAGGTCTTGATGATAATTCTATTGATTTGGTTCTAACAGATCCACCATATTATATTGGATATGATGGTGGTAAGGGTTGGGACTCGGCTTGGGACACAGAACAAGATTATTTAGATTGGTGTAAGTTATGGACAGCGGAATGTGTTAGAGTATTGAAACCAAATAGATGTATGTATGTTTGGGGTACTACCAAAACAGATACATTCTTGAAATATAAATTAGATGTTCTCAATTCTTTTGATGATATTTATTATCAGAGTTGGATAATATGGTCGTATGATTGGGGTGGTAGAACAAAGAAAAACTTTGCCAGAAAACACGAAGATTTATTGATGTATTCTAAAGGTAAAGAATTTATGTTCAACAAAGATGATGTTAGAATACCATATATTTTGAAAAAGAGTGTTAGAAAAGGTAAAGAACTAAATCCACTTGGTAAAATACCAACGGATGTTTGGCCAAAAAATAATCATACCACATCAAAAGAATATGCTGGATGGCATCCAACTCAGAAACCACTTGAGTTATTAGAAAGAATTATCAAGGCTCACACAAATAAAGGTGATGTTGTTTTGGATTGTTTTAGTGGTAGTGGTAGTACTGCAATTGCATCCATAAATACCAACAGAGAATTTATTGGTTGTGAGTTAGATGAGGAATATTTTACAAAATCAATGGAAAGAATAAACGAACTAACAGGTGTAAATAGGTTTATATAAATGTATCAGGCAATTCATTACGACCATTTCAAAAAGAAAATACATCTTTGGGATGATAAGGCTGGTTACCAAGTCATACCATTCAAAAAATATGCGTATACTAAATCACCTGGTGGTCAATATGTTTCACTATATGGTGATAGACTAAAGAAGATACACGATTGGGATCCTAAAGAAAAAGGTCTGTTTGAGTCTGATGTACAACCCGTAGTTAGATTTTTAGTAGACCAATATACAGATAGTGATGAAGTATCTGATGGTCACAGAGTAATGATTATGGATATCGAGTGTGAAATCGTAGATGGATTTCCTGATGTTCAGAATCCAAAAGAACAGATAACTTCTATTGCGATTTATGATTCTATTACCGACCACTATACTGCTTTTGTACTCGATCCTGAAAATAAATTTGAACTACCATCTGATGATGTAGGTAACAGAGTAAAAGAAGAAGATGGACAAACGATTGAAACATTCAAAACAGAGTTTCAATTATTGACAAGATTTTACCTAAAATATATGGAAATCCAACCAACAATAATTACTGGCTGGAATATAGAGTTTTTCGATATTCCTTTTCTCTATAATCGGTCAGTTCAAGTGGTTGGTGCTGATGTGGCCAATTTACTATCACCAATTAGAGAAGTAAATTGGTCTACATTCAGAGAAAGATATACAATTGCAGGTGTGAACATTTTAGACTATCTCGCACTCTACAAGAACTTTAGATTTACGATGCAATCAAGTTACAGATTAGACCATATTGGTGAGGTTGAGGTTGGTACGAATAAAATAGAATATGATGGTACATTGAACGATTTATATGAAAATGACTTAGAGAAATTTGTAGAATATAACATACACGATGTTAGGATTGTGAAGAAACTCGATGATAAATTAGATTTTATTGATATTGCTCGTGGTGTGGCTCATCTTGGGCATGTACCTTATGAAGATGTATTTATGAGTTCACGATATCTTGAGGGTGCGATTTTAGTCTATCTGAAAAAGGTTGGAATGGTTGCACCAGATAAACCACCAAGACCAAAACAATTGAGTGGTGATAAGTTCGCAGGTGCTTATGTACAAGAACCACAATCTGGTAAACATAGTTGGGTATATGATTTGGATATTACGAGTATGTATCCGAGTGTAATTCGTTCATTGAATATTTCACCTGAAACTAAACTTGGTAAGGTTATTGGTTGGGATCCTGAAGAGTATTTACAAAAAGATTTGAAAAAGACTTATACTATTGAGATGAAAGGTAAGGAACAAGGTAAAGTAACTAATGACCAACTCGAACAATACTTCAATGATAATAAAGTCAGTATATCTTCTTGTGGAGTATTGTATAGAACTGATAAGAAAGGTTTGATTCCATCACTATTGACTAAGTGGTTCAATGAAAGGGTAGAGTTCAGAAAGTTGGCTAAGAAGTTTGCTGAAGAGGGTAACGATGAACAACATCAGTATTTTGATAGAAGACAATACCTACAGAAGATTATTCTAAACTCATTATATGGTGTATTGGGTTTACCTGTATTTAGATTCTATGACTTAGATAATGCAGAATCAACAACATTGACAGGTCAATCACTAATCAAATTCACTAAGAAAATGGGTAACTACTTTTACAACAGAGAGTTGGGTGATGACAAAGACTATTGTATTTACATTGATACTGATTCAGTATTTTATTCTGCAGTTCCATTGGTAGAGAAGAGATTTCCGAATGAAAAATTATCTGATGTGATGATGTCAAAAAAGATTCTTGATATTGCATCAGAGGTACAAACATTCTTGAACAATTCATATAATTATTTTGCCAAAAGATTCAATCGTATAGATGAACACCATTACGAGATAAAACAAGAGGTTATTGCAAAGAGTGGATTATTCATTACCAAGAAAAGATATGGTATGAAGATTATCAATGATGCTGGGGTAAAGGTAAACAAAGTGCATGTCAAAGGTTTGGATACCGTTAGAAGTTCGTTTGCAATAGCGATGAAAGAATTACTATCGAGTGTGTTGGAAGATATTTTGGCGGATGTACCAAAAGAAAAGATAGATGAGAGAATTGTAAACTTTAGAAATTCAATGGAGTTGATGGACTTTGATAGAATCTCATCACCAGTTGGGGTAAAGAATATATCAAAATACATATCACCATCTGATGGTATGTTTACTGATTTCAAAAAAGGTGCACCAGTGCATGTCAAGGCTGCTATAAATCACAATGACTTACTGAAGTATTACAAACAAGATAAGAAATATGAATTCATCAAGAATGGTAGTAAGATAAAGTGGGTGTATCTAAAAGAAAATAATTTAGGTATGGATGTGTTGGCCTACAAAGGTTATGAGGATCCACCTGAGATAATCAAATTCATAAAAGAGAATATACACCATAAGAAAATCTACGACCAGGCGTTATATAAAAAGATTATGATGTTTTATCAGGCTATGAATTGGGATGAACCAACACTAAAAAAAGATACCATTGAAAGATTTTTTTGATTGTTTGAGAATAATAAACAATATATATAAATATACTAAAACTATAATAGGAGAAAAACGGTTATGAATAAAGATGTATTGACTCGTTTCATTTCAAAATACCATTTGAGTGGTAACATAAATACTGCCATTTGGAGAAACAACGATAGTACTCTATCAACACGATTCATTTCAGGTGATAAATCATTACTTGGAAATGTTAGTTTGGATGAGTTTGATGTTGAAGATTTTGAAATGGGAGTATATAATACAAACCAATTATCATCATTACTTGGTGTAGTTGGTAATGATATCAATCTTGATATACTAAGGTCAGAAGATAAATGTATTTCACTAAAAGTGAAAGATGATACTTCTTCTGTAAACTATATGTTATCTGATTTATCAGTAATAAACAGACCACCAGACTTGAAGAATGTTCCTGATTTTACATTGACACTTGACATTGATTCTAATTTTATCAATAAATTTATCAATGGTAAATCTGCATTACCAGATACAGAAACATTCACTATATTGACAGATGAAAGTGATAGTGGTGCAAAAGTTGTTATTGGTTGGAGTGAAATAAACTCTAATAGAGTTGAACTACCAGTAAATGTAACTGAGTTTGACAAGTTAGACAATATCTCATTCAATGCAAATCTATTCAAAGATGTATTGGTTGCAAACAAAGAGTGTGGTAATGCAAGATTGAGAGTTTCAAAAGATGGACTTGCACATATCAAATTCCAAGTTGATAAGTATGTTTCTGAGTATTTTCTTGTTGCATCCGCAAATAAGAGATAAATGTATCTAAAATACTTTGACAAATTTTACGACCAAGATGGATACTTAGACATATCTGAAGAAGAGTGGACTTACATAAAAGAAACCTTTGAAAAAGATGATGTAAAAGAAAGTCTTGCCAAAGTTGCAATGACTTATCCGATACCTTATGCGGAAATATCTGAAGAGGTGTGTCTAAAAGACTATAAAAAGTTGAAAGGTATTTGGTGGAATGATTTGATTATAGAAGACGAGTGGTTTGCCAGAAGTGAAGATGGATATAGATGGGGAATTGATTATAAGGGTAAACAGATTTATTTCAAACGATATAATGTTGGTAATAAATCATCAAACTACTTTCAACAGAAAAATAGATGGTCTGTAGATGGTTCAGTTTCACCTGGACCACAACGGACTTGGGAAACTGAGAAGTTTATGACGAGTCTAATGGGTGCGGCATACTCTTTGAAGTTACCTAAGATTGATAAAAAACATCTAAGGTTGATGATAGGACTCAGAAAATACATTTGTAGTCAATTCAAACCATCGGTCGCAAAGGCAATATATGATTACTTTGAGGCTGATAGTATTTTAGATTTTTCTGCAGGTTGGGGTGATAGATTGGCTGGATTTTATGCCTCTAATTCAAGTAGATATTATGGTATAGACCCAAGAAAAGAAAATCATCCAATCTACAGAGAACAGGCTGAGTTTTATGAAAAACATAGAAGTACTTTTTTAGAACCAACTAAGGAAGTAGATTTCTTTGAATCACCTGCAGAAGATTTTGATTACTCTCAGATAAAACCTGTTGATTTGGTATTTACATCACCACCTTATTTCAATGTGGAACGATATAGTTACGATGACACTCAAAGTTGGATAAGATACAAGGATATAAACTCTTGGAATGAATCATTCTTACATAGGGCACTCGAAAAGATGTGGACTCGTATAAGTAGTGGTGGACATTTGTTGGTAAATATTTCTGATGTCTATTCTAATTCAAAATGGAGTACTGATAGAGGTTGGGATAAAATATGTGACCCAATGAATGATTTCATAAATAATGAATTAGAGGGTTCAGAATATCAAGGTTGTATTGGAATGGAAATGGCAAAACGACCTAATAGTGGTGGTGCAGGAACTGCAAAATCAGAAGAGTATAGTGAAGAATCACTAAAACTTGCGGAAGAGACAAAGAACAAAACATTTTGTGAACCTATTTGGGTATGGAAAAAATTATAGACTATTTTACTAAGTTTTACGATATGAAACCGTATCTTTTCATAGATGAAAAGGAATGGAAGTATATTATGGAGACTTATGAAAAAGATGAAGTAGTTGATGAATTGGCTAAATGTTTACATACATATCCGTGTCCAATACCACAAATTACTGAAGAAGAATCTTTGAGAAGTTTGAAAAGACTCAAGGGTGTGAAATGGCCAGATATATTGATGGAAGATTTTTGGTTTCCAAGAAATGAACAAAAATCAAAATACATATTATCACCAAAATATTTCAAAAGAGATAATAAAGGTAATAATGCCTCTAACCCATTTCACATAGAGACAAGATGGAAAGTTGATTGGACGAGAACACCAAGTGGATGGAAAACTTGGCAAACAATTGATGGGATAAAAACAATTGTTAGGGCATTTTGGAGTCTTGAAAAGGTATTGACCAAAGTAGATTTACAAAGTATTAGGATGGCCACCACATTACGAAAGTATGTGGCATCACAATTCAAACCAAGTATAGCGAAAGGATTTTATGACTACTTTAGAAGTGGTAATGTACTTGACTTTAGTGCTGGTTGGGGTGATAGGTTGGCTGGGTTTTATTGTGGAGAGACAACAAAATCATATGTTGGGATTGACCCAAACACACTCAATCATCCAAACTATAAAAGACAAGTTGAGTTCTATAAAGAAAACCAAACATTTTTTGAAGAACCAAAAGAGGTAGAGTTTATTTGTGAACCAGCGGAAGATGTGGATTATTCAAAATATGAAAATTATTTCGATACAATATTTACATCACCACCTTATTTCAATGTTGAGAAATATTCCGATGAAGATACACAAAGTTACATCAGATATAAAGACATTGATAGTTGGAATAAAAACTTCTTACATAAGACAATAGAAAAGATAATTCCAACATTGAAAAAGGATGGGATACTGGCAATAAATATTGCAGATGTTTATGATGCAAAAAACAAAACATATTTTGACATCTGTAATCCAATGAATGATTTTATAAAATCACAAGGGTTGGAATACTATGGTTGTATAGGAATGGAGATGACTAAGAGATTCAATAGTGGTGGTGCTGGTAATGCAAAAAGTGAATACTTTAGTGAGGATTTGAAAGATAAAACAAAGGAAACCGAAAATATAGCATTCGGAGAACCAATATGGATATGGAAAAAAGCTTGACTTGTATTGCTTTTATTCGTATATTCATATATGATAAATTAGGAAAATAAATGGAAAATGATACTCTTTTGTGGGTTGAGAAATATCGACCACAAACACTCGATACATATGTTGGTAACGAACACCTTGTAAAGAAGGTTGGTTCATATATCAAAAATGATGACATACCACACCTTTTACTATATGGGAAGGCTGGTACAGGTAAGACTACTCTTGCAAAACTAATCGTCAATCAGATTGATTGTGATTATTTATACATCAATGCATCCGATGAGAATAATGTTGATACTGTTAGGACAAAGATAAAGACATTTGCCTCAAGTATTGGATTCAAGAAATGGAAAGTGGTTATATTAGACGAGTGTGATTACATAACACCAAATGCTCAGGCTGCTCTTCGTAATCTTATGGAAGTATTTTCTTCACATTGTAGATTTATATTGACTTGTAATTATTTAGAGAGAATGTTACAACCTATCGTAAGTCGTTGTCAGACTTATAATATATCACCACCATCTAAAAAAGAAGTTGCTATTCACCTGAATACCATTTTGAAACAAGAGGATGTCGATTTTGAAATAAAAGATATGGGTGACATAGTAAATGCAAACTATCCTGATATTCGTAGAATTATAAATACAATACAAAGACAAGTAGTGGATGGTAAACTCGTATTGGTATCTGAAGAATATAATGATAATTATAAAGTAAAGATTTTGGAATCATTGAAAAATGACAATCCAAAAGATTGTTTCAATAACATACGAAAGATTCTTGCAAACTCAAAGATAAACGACTTTGTGGATTTGTTTAGATACTTATATGACACGATAGATGATTTTGCAAAGGGTTCAGAAGCCGAGGTTATACTAACAATCGCCGAGTATGAGTTTCGTGATTCACAAGTTCCAGATAAAGAGATAAATTGTATGGCGATGCTAACCAAGATTATAGGATATATAAAATGACAATGAGACCGATGAAACCAATGCCAGGACAACAACAACAAGTACAAGTTGATTTGAGTAAGGCTGAAAGTATCTCGTGTGAGAAATGTGGTAATTATAATTTTATTCAGACATACTTTCTGAAGAAGTTATCACCACTTGTATCACCAACAGGAGAAGAAGCCATAGTACCAATCAATGTATTTTCTTGTGGTAATTGTGGTGAAGTACCAAAAGGATTCATTCCAAAAGATGAGTAATTACGAACAAAATTTAGTAAAATTATTTGGTAATGATTATGTGGATAATCTTGTTCCATCTGAAGAAGAGTTGGAACAAAAGTATAGTATTGAGGATACCAAACAAAAAGGTAAATCTTTATTCGACCACATAACTGCAATTTGTACACAACCAAACAACTATTTTGAAAATCTAACAGAGGTTGATAAAAAGTCGTGGTCAAATTATATGGTACATCGATTCCTTTCAATGAAAATGGAATGGGTGGACTTTGTAAATGATGTTCAGAAGTATTGGACATTAGAACCTAAAGATGTTTACAAGTTGTACACAAGTATATTACCAAGAAAAAAACAATGGTTGAAATATATCAAGGGAGAAAAAGATATGAGACCCAATGAAGTATTAGAAATAATATCAAAACACTTCAAACTATCATTCAGAGAGTCTGTGCAGTATTATGACTACTACATCTCTTCTGAACAAGGTAAGGCCGAACTCGGTGGTATCTTGAGAAAGTATGGAGTAAAAGAAGATGTAATTCGTAGGAAATACGGACTTACATAATGTATAATCGGTTTAATAACCCAAACTTAAATCCAGTTACAATAGAGGGATACAAAATGGCGAAAGGTAAATTGACAGAACTTACTAATTATGAGAAAGCATTATATGAACACGAATGGGGATTAGATACCAAAGAAAAAATAATTTGGTTGAATCAAGAATTCGAGTTATCGACAATTTATGATATCGGAGCGAAATTACACACGATACAGAGGGTAAATCCTACTGATGACCCAATAACTTTACATATCACATCTTATGGTGGTGATTTGTATTCGGCACTTGGGTTGATAGACACTATACAATCATTTCCTGTGAAAGTAAATACGCATGCGGTTGGTGCATGTATGAGTGCAGGAAGTTTGATTCTAATAAGTGGTACAGGTGAAAGAACTATGACTAATAATACGACAATTATGGTACACGAGGGTTCTTCTTTTGAACACGGAAAAACAAGTGATGTGTTGAGTTCATCAAAACATCTTGAAAATCTTAGAAAGAAAATGATAGAGATGTTTATTCAACACACCAACAAACCAAAGGCATTTTGGAATAGAATTATGACAAAAGACACATACATTGATTCCAAACAGGCTATAGAATACGGAATAGTAGATAGTATAAAATGACAAGTGTAGATTACCAAGTCCTAAGTAAGTTCGTTGATATTGATGAACGAGATTTGGAGTTTCACAAGATAACAAATGCAATAAAAGAACACGATATCGAACACGGTATCGAAGTTATATTTGATTATTATCGGAGACACGGATTTCCACATTATAAAATTCGTGAAGAAGAGAAACACGACCACATAAGAAAACTACAAAAGTTTGATGTGGATACTATTTTTGTTGATAATCAAATCATACAGACAATGCATTGTTTGAGATTGGCTTGGACATACTTCCCACATTTTTGGGAAATAAGATGTGGGAGTGCCAAACAATCACCAATGGAAATATTCAATGATGACGAGAAATTCAAAAAGACTATTCGTAAATGTTGGAATTGGAGTGCAAAACATTACAAAGGTGAAGAGAATCATCCAAACAATAAGTTTACAGAGAACAGACTTAGACAATCACTAAAAATTTATACAGGAACTCAATCAGTTAGTAACTTTAGACCAACTGCTGCAAAACTTATATATGAGAAGTTTGGTGGTGAAGTAGTTTGGGATATGAGTTGTGGTTGGGGTGGTAGATTATTAGGATTCTTATCTGCATCAAATACCAAACATTACATTGGTACTGAACCATCTACGAGAACTTTTGATGGTCTGTTGAAGATGAAAAAAGATTTTTCGTATTTTGGGAAAAAAGTTGATATTTATAAACAAGGAAGTGAGGAATTCAAACCAGAAAAACAATCACTCGATTTATGTTTCACTTCCCCACCTTATTTCGATACTGAAAAATATAGCTTGGAAAAGTCACAAAGTTTTATTAAATTCCCTACAGAGAATGAATGGGTAAATGGTTTTTTGAGAAAGACTATTCAAAATTGTTATGATGGACTAAAAAAAGATAAATATATGTTGATAAATATTGCAAATACTCCTAAGTATGATTTTATAGAAAAGGAGACTATTAGTATATCAAAAGAACTTGGTTTTACACAAAAAGACACATTACAATTGACATTATCAAGTGTAATGGGTGCGGGTTATAAATATGAACCCATATTTGTTTTTAAAAAATGATAAATGAGAGGTTATAAATGATAAAAGAAAGAACAGAA